TATAGTCAATTTTACCATCAACAATACATCTGGAGAAACAGCACAATTCAGAGCAGACGTTAAGTTAATTGCATCATACGTTTAATACATCAATATGAAATTTAAAGACTACACGGATCTGTTTATGTTTGTAAACGAGCAGAACCAGGAACTGAAGAACAGAATTGAAGAGTCAGGTATGGGAGATGAGGTAGAGATGCTCGTAGTTGTATCCTACCAAAAGACTGGTTCCGATAAGGGACAAGCCTATATCGAGCTGTCAAATAACAACGTAGAGGTAATTGCAGATATGCTTGACCTAGTTGTTGACGCTGTTGAGTCAAGCGAAGACAGCAGGATTGACTTTACTGACATCGACAAGTTAGACATTAATTAAAAACAACGTTATGGAAATCATCAGAAAGATCGTCATCGGACCAGATCCGATGAAGGCGATGGCCTACTATATCGGCCAGAAAGCTGGGGCACATACCGTGTCCGCAATTGTACTCGATGACAAGTACCTACATCTGTACAACGAACGCAGATACGCCATCTACATCCAAGACGAGGATGGTGCTCAGATGATCTGGAAGCGTATCGAAAGTATGCCTGTAGTAGTCGAGTTCGACTGCAACTTCTAAAGAAAACACAATTTAATTTACTTACTGGAATGAAACCACTATATGACTTTATCGTATACCTACCTAAGCGTGTAAAAGACACGACAACAATCGGTGGGCAGGAAATCTACCTGGAGACCAAGTTCAACGAGTTTGAGCACCGCATTAACTACGCTGAGATCGTAGCTGTACCGCTGAAGTACCAGACTGGTGCCGAGGTTGGGGATATGCTGTTTATCCACCACCACGTGATGGACTACAATGGAGCGCAGTGCATCGACAGGGAGAAGCATCTGTATAAGGTGGTGTACAACCCTGAAGGTGGATTTGGCACGCAGTGCTACGCCTACAAGAAGAAAGACACAGGAACCATCCATATGATGACAGACTGGGTATTTGTAGAGCCCGTAGAACAGCCTAAGAGAATCAAGAGCGATATCATTGAGATCATCGAGACAGAAGAGCAGGTAAATGAGTTTGGTCGAGTATGGTCAGACTCCCCATTCCTAAACGAAAACGGAGTGTACAAGGGAGACATAGTGCGCTTCGAGAAGAATGCTGACTACTCTATGGATGTAGACGGAAAGAAGGTGTGGCGTATGATGTTTAATCACCTGATGTTTGTCACAGATGAAAGCGCCATCAAGTAACTTCACCACGGTAGATGCGGCACGTAGGCTGTTGTCTTCTATGGAGCAGGCAATCAATGGACTCATCGATGAGATCCGTAAGCCTGTAGACCCAGAACTTACAGGTTCACCTAGAAAGGCTGAACTTAGTGCTATCAAGCAGTCTGTTATTGACGCACGTGAACTAATTCAGGAGAGGCAGCGACTTGAGGAGTTGATTCGCTCACTTGAAGACAATGATGAGGTATCCGAAGAGAGAGACTTTAAGGCCGGCTTCGCTGAGCGCAAAATAAAAGGATAATGGCTGGACTAAAGGTCGTAGACAAGGAGACGATAATAAACATATGTCCCGACAATACTGCCGGGGATATCATAGAGTTGTTCGACCTAACCATACAGATTCCAAGACAACCAGACAAGAAAGACATCTTATTCAGCGATCTGAAGAAGACTGACCAGATGTGGAGGCGAATAGACCTCCCGAAAGAACTACTGGCAGTAAAATCTATGGACGAGTGGTACGAAGCTCCTCGTGAGTTTCAGAATAAATACTCTCCTATAATTGACAGGGAGTTTGAGCGCAGGCGTAACGGTGTTTGGTTTATGAATAACGGAGAGCCTACATACATAACCGGACACCACTATATGTTCCTGCAGTGGTCAAGGATAGACATCGGATACCCATCTTACCTTGAGTTCCAGAGAAGATTGTTCCTGCACCAGATGGCCTGCGAGGTTGACCCTAGGTGTATGGGACAGATTTACGTCAAGTGCAGACGCTCTGGCTACACCAATATGTGTAGCTCGATCATCACAGATGAGGCAACTCAGGTAAAAGAGAAGCTACTTGGTGTTATGTCCAAGACTGGAACTGACGCACAGGAGGCTGTATTTATGTCGAAAGTAGTTCCTATCTTTAGGTCCTATCCATTCTTTTTCAAGCCTATACAAGATGGTACCACAAATCCACGTGTGGAGTTGGCCTTCCGTGAGCCAGCAAAACGCATCACAAAGACAAACAAGACCTCTCAGCGTGGAGAGGCACTCGACACTATAATTAACTGGAAGAATACAACCAACAACGCATATGACGGCTCTAAGACACATCTATTATTCTTCGATGAGGCTGGTAAGTGGCTCAAGCCCAGTGACATACGTGAGTCTTGGAGAATACATAGGACCTGCCTCCTTATTGGTCGCAAGATTATTGGAAAGGCTCTTGTCGGGTCTACAGTAAACCCACTGGACCAGGGTGGTCGTCAATACAGAGATCTGTACTACAACTCGGACCCCAAAGATAGAAACGATAACGATAGGACCAAGTCTGGACTCTATAAGGTATTCATCCCAGCATACGAGGCACTTGAAGGTTTCTTCGACAAGTATGGAAATCCTATTGTAGAAGATCCAAAGGAACCAGTCATAGGTATGGATGGCGACATCGTAAAGATCGGAGCCAAAACTTTCTTGCGTAATGAGAGAAAGGCCCTGACAAATGACAGCTATGAGCTGAACGAAGTTATCCGCCAGTTTCCATTTACAGAGGACGAGGCGTTCAGGGACTCAACCAAGTCAAGTCTGTTCAACATCGGGAAGATATACGAACAGATTCAGTACAACGATGAGCTATACCCTGACCCTGTGGTGCGTGGTAACTTCTTCTGGGAAAATGGAGTTCAGGATACTAAGGTACAGTTTAAGCCAGACCCTGACGGCAGGTGGTATATTACTTGGATGCCAGATCCTGACGACAGGAGTATTATGAAGATCGAGAACGGTAAGCGTGTGGCCCCTAACCATATGTACGGATGTGGTGGAGTTGACTCCTATGACCTAGACGCTACTGTAGATGGCCGTTCATCTAAAGGTGCCTGCCATATGTACCTGAAGTTTAATATGAAGTACCCAAGCAATATGTTCGTTGCTGAGTACGCATCACGCCCACCTCTAGCTAGAATCTTCTACGAAGATGTGCTGATGGCAGCTGTATTCTTTGGATTCCCACTACTTATAGAAAATAACAAGTACGGAATCGTTAGATACTTTGAATCCAGGGGGTACGATGGGTACGTTATGGACAGGCCCGAACACCTCGGAGGTTCAACAAACCACGTCACGGTAAAGTCAAAGGGTATCCCATCAAACTCGCAGGATGTTATACAGGCTCACGCTCAGTCAATTGAGGCATTCATCCACGAGCACGTGGGCCTGAACAATGAGACGGGATCATACGGAAAGATGTACTTCAGTAGAACACTTGAGGATTGGATTAACTTCAAGATAGACGACAGAACCAAGTATGACTTGTCTATATCTTCCGGTCTCGCACTACTAGCAGCGCAGAAAGTTGTCAAGGAGAAAAAGGCTACGAACTTCAATGACAAAGTGTTCTTCCGCAAGGTAAAACAAATAGTTCGATAATTCAATACCTTTGTATGAAATATGCGACACTATGTCGTAAAATAAGGCTTAACGTATGATAGATGATGTAGGATTGAGCTCAGGACTCGGATTCCCTGACCCGCTAGCGCCACACGCTGTAAAGGTCACAAAGGAATACGGGCTCAAGTATGCGAAAGGCGTATATGCTCAGTGGGGTGGAACAGATACTACTGGTTCACTATACAATAGAAGATGGAAGGAGTTTCAGATAAACCGAGACTACGCAAATGGTACGCAAGATACCAACATCTATAAGCAGATCTTAACGTCATTAGACCCTAACAATGGAGATGGTGCGCTTATGTCGCTAGACTGGACTCCGGTTCCAATCGTACCAAAGTTTGTAAAGGTTGTCGTTAATAAGATTCTGTCCACTGAGCCATTCCCAAACGTAGACGCTATCGATCCCATCTCTCAGACTGAGAAAGATAAAGAGAAGGCTAAGATTAAGTTCCGCATCGAGAACAAGGCTGCCATCATCCAGGCAAGAGACGCTGGTATTGATGTCAAGTTTAATCCCGATGATTTGCCTGATACGACAGAGGAGGCAGAGATCTTCCTGGAGTCTTCAGTAAAGACAGGTGCAGAAATTGCTGCACAGATTGCAACAAGATTGACGCTGTCTTGGAACGACTTCAATGAAAGAATTTACAGACGTAACGTAGAAGATATCGTAACACTTGGTATGGCGGTTGTCAAGAGAGACAACGATCCTAACTACGGTATCAAGACTAAGTATGTAGACCCGTCTTTCTTTATCCACAGCTTTACGGACGACCCTAACTTCACAGACTGTGTGTATATGGGCAGTATCCAGCGGATGACAATTCAGGAGCTGAAGCGTATTGCAGGAGACCAGTTTACGGAAGATGAGTACAAGAGAATTGCAAACAGCGTAGCCAATAGACTTGGCAACAATGCAGACAGGTTGATGGATATGCACTTTGATCCATCACTCAGTTCATACAACTACGGATACGATGAGTTCACCGTAGAGGTTATGGACTTTGAATTTGTTAGCGTAGACCAGATCATTTTCGAGAAGAAGACATCTAGATTCGGTAACGAAGGATTCTACTACAAGGGATACACGTACAAGGCACCAGCGCAGTCAGTTTACGACAGGGAGCCAGTTGCAATGAACAATGCCACGCTATACGGAGGTAAGTACATTGTAGGTACAGATTACTTGTTCGATTACGGCCTGAAGAAGAATATCCCGAAAAACATCCACGATCTTTCTAGAACACGGTTCTCTTACTCTGTTGTTGCGACAAACATCAGACGTATGATCCCCAAGTCTATGGTCAGTGGTGTTATTGGATTCGCAGACCAACTCCAGCTTTCTCACCTGAAGATTCAACAGTCTGTCGCTAAGGCTAAGCCTGACGGATTGCTTGTAGACATCGAAGGTCTTGAGAACGTACAGCTCGGACGTGGCGGAGAACTTCAGCCCCTGGATATCCAAGACATCTACGAACAGACTGGTGTATTCTATTACCGTTCTAAGAATCCTGATGGATCATTCCAAAACCCACCTGTACGTTCACTGGACAACAGCATCAGAAATATCAACGAGCTGATTACGCTGTACAACCACTACCTGCGTATGATTCGTGACGCTACCGGTATCAACGAGGCTATGGACGCTTCTACTCCAAAAGGAGAGCAACTGGTAGGTGTACGTCAGCAGGCCATTGCGGCTGGAAATAATGCGATCTACGACATTACTAACGCATCTATGGTACTTTACCGCAGAGTGTGTGAAGATGTCGTTAAATGCCTTCAAATCATCCCTGTGAACTCTGTGCTATATAAGGCATATGAGAACGCTATCGGTAGAGAGAATATGACGGTGCTCAGTTCGTTTAAGGACTTACCTATGTACAACTTCGGTGTGCGTGTGGTAACTGAGATGAACGACCAGGACAAGGCATATCTAGAGGCCAACATTCAGGCAGCACTTAGCACTGGCGAGATTGACTTGGAAGATGCTATTGCCATCCGACAGCTTCGTGATGTAGATCAGGCGGAGAAGCTGCTTATCGTGCGTAGAAAGAAGCGTATCAAGCAGCGCCAGGAGATCGCATCTCAGAACTCTCAGATGCAGGCACAGGCAAACATTCAGACCGCACAGGCTAGCGCACAGGGCGAGGCTCAGCTGGAGCAACTGAAGTCTCAACTAGAGGTGCAGAAAATGCAGATTGAGGCCCAAGTAAAGTCACAGCTTTTGCAAGTTGAGTATAACCTGAAGATGCAACTGGAGCAGGTAAAGATGGGAGTACAGCAGCAGCAGGAACAGGAGAAGACCCAGCAGATGCAGGCGATGGAAGAGATGAAGGAGGAGAAGAAGGATGAGCGCATTGAAAAACAGGCAGTTGCTCAATCCAAGCTAATCTCCCAAAGACAGGGCAAAAGACCTGAACTTACTGACGAGCAGGAGGATGACATTATGAAAATCCTAGCTGGAGAATAACGTATATTTGCATAACATAGTATTGACCTTTGCTTTTTGAACTTTTATCTTTTGAACTATGGCTTACGAGAATATCCAGGCGGATACTAATTTCTACCGCCAATCATTCGGACAGAAGGGATTTCGTCTGATTACTTCTTCTTTCACTCCAGTAGCGGATGAGCAGTACCGAGTAGTTGTCCCATTGGAAGACTCTACTATTAGCGTAGTGTCTCTTGGTTCTGTTGGAGATAATCTGACTGCTTCAGTTGTCCCTACTGGCGTTGCTGTTTATGGATTGTTTAGCTCTGTTACCGTATCTACTGGTAGAGTGCTAGCTTACATTGCCTAAGTTATGTTAGGTTTAGGCTTGGGTATAAGCAAGTCTGGCACAACTAAAGATGCAGCCAGTTCTTTGCTCAGTTCATACATTTCTAGAGTAACTACTGCTGGTGGTTATCTTGAGGGTAATGGATGTGCTCTTCAGAAACTTAGGTCTTTAAACACTCAAGGATTGCTAAATGACGCTTCTTGGGTGCTTATTCCAGAGGGTATTAAGGAAGGTATTGTATTTGCTCAAAAGCCAACCAATGGATTGGGGGATTTGACTTTTACCCGTGCTTCGGGTGCTACCCGTGTGGGGCCTAATGGCCTAATTGAGGAAGTGCGGACTAATTTAATTCTGCAATCAAACGATTTTAGTAATGCTTCTTGGACTAAACTTAACGGAGTAACCGTAAGTGCTACACGTGTGGCTGACCCTTTTGGCGGAAATACAGCTTGGCAACTTGTTTACAACGGTACTACCGATGGGCGTTTGGAGCAAAACGTAGTCGGCTTTACAGGCCAAGGCACGCAGAGCGTTTGGCTACGTGTTAGCACGGGCACGCAGATAGTTAAAATTGGAGCCGTAGGAGGTAGCACCGTATCCGCAACCGTTACAACCACTTGGACAAGATACAGCGCAACCACAACTGGAGGCAACTTTCCCCGCATACTTTGCGATGCGAATACAACCATACAAGCATACGGCTGCCAATTTGAGGCAGGAGACATCGCAACAAACTACATACCCACCACCACCGCAGCCGTATCAGTTGGGCCAGTAAGCAACGTACCCCGTCTGGACTATTTAGGTAGTACCTGCCCACGTTTAAATTTGGAACCGCAGCGGACTAATTTGTTTACGTTCTCGGAATCTTTTGACGATTCCAGTTGGACTAAAGCTGGTTCAACTATTACGGCTAACAATGCCACCTCACCAGATGGATATAGTAGTGCGGATAG